TGAGTTTGAACCTCTGGCTGTAAAACCAAGAAAAGAAGCCCCTCCTGCTGGTGATCGTTCAAAGAAGACTTCCATATAATAGGTCTCATTAGGTATGTGATTAAATGAGATATTAGCGTAAGCAGTAGAACTCATTTGGTTGTATTCAAGACTTCCAAACCCATTATTCCCTAAGAATCTATATGCAAGTGGAGAGCCATTAGATTCTGGTAGTGTTCCCGACACCTGTAAAGCGTCATCTCCATTTGNNTCTTGTATTGGTGTTAGTGTTTGATATTGCTTATCCCCATTAGCATCTATTCGATATATGGAGAGGTAGTATACAATATCATTGTTGCNATCTTGGTCAATAAGCATAAAGTACCCAAAGAAGAGATATGTGGGGATCGTGTTTACAGGCACACCCCCTGTTAATGTGGATATTGGGCCTAACACATATAGAGTCGGATCTGGGTAAAGAACTTCATCTTGTGTGCATTGCGTATTATATTCACTAGCAAACCCATCCCTTCCGTCTTCATCTTGCTTAAACTCATACCCTGTAACCTTGTCCTCATAAAAGTCTAGTTCACCCTCTATACCCGATGTTTTAGTGTCTTCCATAGAGTATACAGAGCGTATTTGATCGGATACAACACCGTTTTTGTCGTATGCAAGACCTAGAGGGTTCGTCATGTATTCTTCAGGAGTAGACTCCGAGAAGACATCTAATTCATTAGTGGAGGTGTGTTTGTAGAACGCTTGACCTTCTGCTAACTTTTCTCCTTTGTACCAATCAAGATCAGAGGAGAATGGGTTAGAAGAGATACCAGTAATGGTCAGTGTTTTTTCACTTGTTAATCCACTGACTAAGACATGATCTTGATTGAGTGTATAGGCATAAGACACAGCACTACTATCGACCACGGAGGTGATGTACGAGGGTCTAAATCCCAGGAGATAAAAAGAAATCTTAGGGTTTGATGTAGTGATGGTTTTCGTAGACGGCTTAAAGACTTGATCTTGAGTTGCTGTTTGATTGAGTGAGAAGTTATTGAGGGTGTATGTGCTATTAAAGACTAAAGGGTCTGTGATTGTGTTTGCATATAGATTTTGATTTTTTGTATTGAGCAGGTCGGANCTACCCGCAGAGTAGGTAGCAGTCTTTTGTTCTTGTGTGAAAGGGGTGACAGGTTGTGGTTCATTAAGNACATAAGAGATTGGTGATGTTGTCCCAATGACTCTGTTTTGNCCTAATAACCCTCTACCAGAGTCGGAGACTTTACGAGCTGGTCTTGTGGCATTGAGGGTCATCTCAAGACTATTAAGTTCTCTGAAGCGTCTGATTTCCGATTTGGATTTGGGATATGTGATTGAAACTTTATGTCCCGAACTTATAAGTGGGTTATTATAGTTATTAGCCCCCACAGTGGTATAAGTCCGATCACTTATACGCATGATCCCATCTTTATCTGAGTATGTATACCAGTTGATAGATTCTAAGAATAGGTTAGAATAAGAGTAATCGGGATCTACGAACCCTGCTCCTTTGTCTATTTTTATGGTGATGTCATTCATAGACACAGGCAGTGTGCCTATAGATTTGAGCATATCTTTCACGATAAAGTTGGGTAGGTTTATAGCGTAGTTGTAGTTTACACCCCATCTAGCCACATCAAAAGTGTTAGTGAAGGTAACTGTCTCGTACTTTAATTCATCTCTAACATTCCAAGGAGATGAGTTGTTTTTGAACTTGATCAACCCTTCTTGTTGTATCCTAGAATCTACAGTGATGACAGTCGCTACAAGACCTACCCTATGACCAGACATCATAGGTTCACGAACAGAATCAAAACTCAAAAGGTATTGACCCAAGTCAGATTTTAACTCACAGAAGTACACTTTATCTTTTAGGAAGATAGGCTCACCATCATTTAAGGATTGTGTATCACCTGCCCGACCCTCTCTTATACCGTTTTCCTCTATTGGGTACATACTCCCATTAATGATCTCTACATCAGCGACATTTATGGGTTTCAGTGAAGAACTCGCACCACGATTCAAATCCCGTATTGTTTTAGTTGTGTATTCTACTCCATCACTACCAGTCATTTTCTGATAGATGCCATCTACTGGTTTAATACCACTTTCGACCTCTATGACCCTAAACTTTTGATCTGCTGTGTTGGAGTCATCATCACTGAGGACGAGGTTGTCTGCTACTTGGACATTAGTCCTCCATACACGAATGGTATTACCAGACGCATACCCGTAGAAATATTCTTCGTAAACACCCTCCCTAGCCTTCCTCATCTCTTCTTGGAAGAAAGACCCTAGCGAGACTCCAACAAGCCCATACTGTGCGTTTTGGTTGTAATATGGTAGTGTTGCGTCAATCTTGTTGCCCTCGATTATCAGAGCATCTGTTTGAGCAGGGTCGATTCCGAGAATAGGGCTAAACACATCTCCTTTCCCTTTAGAGAGAATAGGTATGTCCTCATCAATGACTGAGGAAACCTCACCTGTTTTAATATGTGCGGGTTTGGTTACCCTTAAAACCTTGCGTAAGTTCGTTTGTAATCTTATGATGTTTTCTGGTATCCCAAGATAAACCTCATGGGAGTGAGAGTTTCCGTCAGCATCTATGTGTGGCTGAATAACTCCGTCAATAATGTCGTGTGTATGAAGTTCATCTCCCCATTTATATTCAATCGGCTTGTTGGTAGAACCTAGTCCAGATTCATCAGTGAAGGCAAAGTGTCTGTGTTTGGAAAACACCCCATCTGTGTTGTATTCTGTTGTAGCGAGGATAGAGGACTTGATGTTAGCGATATATCCCTCGATGTTGCTAAGTACAACGGCATTTCCTTCAGCGATGTCATTCAACACTTCATCGACAGATTTTTTAGTCGCCCCTTTTAATAGAGCTTCATAGGTTTGTAGGAGAAAAGAGATAGTCTCTTCATGTGTATCCCCGACAGGTACAGAGTCCTCATCGGGGAACACAAGGTACATGAGGCGAGTAGCAATAAACTCAGCTCTTAGTTGGGAGTATTCAACATCTTCTAGGTTATCTAAGGTGTCTACTAATAATCCTGCAAGGAGTCGGCCTACACCCTCGTAGATAACCCTATGGTTCGGGCCATAGCTACGAGTGAGGTAGTTTGAGGCAGTCCCGAAGGACATGGAGTCTACGATTTTGTTGGTAATTATGTCCTCTAGGAGTCGTCTAGGGTAGGACTTTGAGTTTAAGTTTTCTCTATTTGTGCGTGGGTCGAAATCATATACCATTATCTTCTCTCCTCTTCATAAGTGAAGCTGAGATCTCCCACTTGAAAGTAGCTAAAGTTATTTAATCTGATCTCACCTACTACTCCAGTCCCATTACCACAAGTGTAGTTGACCTCAATCTCATACCCTAAAGGAGTTTCCCCCAAAGGTAATGAGATCATAAGTTTTCGAGTGGAGTTTGGTATCTCTGTGAGAACTCCGTTAGAGTTAACAGAGGCTTTCTCTAAACCTACGATGCTCCCTTTCTCACCGATCCAGTTTGAGGCTGTTTCTCTTTGTCCGACCTTGAGCGTTTCGATTTCTTTTCGATTTAAAAACACCCTAGCATTTGACCCCCCACTTTGTTGAGGTACATGATCTAGTTGAACATCCATGAGCCATACTTTATGACTAGAGCTTGTAAACTCTGTGACTTCCACAGGCACTGTTGGGTTCACTTTTTCACGAAGGATCTGATCTCCTTCAGTCAGTGAAAGCTCTGTCAAAGGAACAGAGACATAAGAAACACCTCGTACAGAGTCAATCTCCCGAATGAAATCGGATGGGTAAAGACTCCCACCAAGAGTTGTTTCCGTTATGCGATTGAATAAAGAGGCTTTGATTATTGAGTCAACACTAGTAGCTGATGTCCCTTGTTCTAAGTAGACAAGACCTTTTACATTAACTCGAACAGGAGAAACTTCTTTTATAAGAACATCTGCACCCATGTGTTTTTGTTCATCAACTTCTAGTTGTAGGTTAGATACAACTAGGTTTGTCTGATAGGTTACTGTAATGTTTTCTAGGTATTCATAATCGACAAGGACTGTTTGACTCGATGTGATTGTACTTGAAGTAGTCCTCTTAATCGTTGTCAGATCACCATTAACTTCGATAACATAATCTGGCGTTGCAGAGGTCAATGGGCTTGCAAAAGTATTACCATTTGAGTCTTTGACTACAATGGTAGTGATGTCTACCCCACGATTTGATAGCGTTTCAGTGTAGAGTTCATTAAGGGTTTGTTGCTCGGCTGTGATTGAGATGATCTTCTCTAATCCATCGTTATCAAGGATGATATAGTCTTGAGATTTTGAGGACTGTCCTTGCACAAGAGGATCTTCGGTTTTATAGAAGGTGAAAGTCAGATCAGTACCATCTGCTTTACGGACAGAAATGACTTGTCGAACAGGTTGTCGATCAAGCACGACTTTATTAGTAACATCAGTTCTATAGTCTCCCAAGATAATGTCGGTCATGCGATATGTGGGTTGGGATATGTCTGTATTGAGTCGAAGGATCTTACCTTCAGAAATAGTTGCTCCTGTAAGGTCGAAGAACTCACCATTGGTTTGGTTTTTAAGTCCAAAGGTATTAGTTCGATCAATCATTTGAAAGAGAGGGTTCTCTGAGGTGGCATCTGAGGCTTGAAACCTATATGCACCCTCCGATTGTATAGGGATGAACCTTGAGTCTTTTCTTGACCTATAGGACGGAGCATATACATCAGTTACTCGGCTCAACAGTTCACCTCTAATCCAAATGTCTACCTTCCCCCCTTGATCGTTATCTCGAAGCATATATGGGTTGTCAGCATCTATAACCTCATAGCCTAAAACACCTGCTGACTCTCTAGCCACTCGCTCATAACCAGCTCTTGTGCCTACATCTACAGAAGATATGTAAGTCATTGCTCGTGTCATCATTTCTTGGTTTGTCTCTCTAGTAGAACCTCCAAATGTAGATGAGTTATTGATTACACTTAACCCTAAAGGAGCACCAGTTGTGATTTGACCCGATGTAACATTCCCACTAAGACCTGCTGTGTCAGCTTGGATTGGTAAGGTGATCTCATATCCGCGTGTGATTGGGTTGTAAAAGCTAGGTGCTTCAGAAACTGTGATTGTCCCCCCTTGAAGAGTTCTAAATCTCACACCACCACTAGAGAGGATCTGTCCTATAGGTACGATCAGATCAAAAGTAGGCAGACTTCTTGAGAAGAAAGTTGCTTCACCTCTAGCCACCTGACCTGATAACCTAACAATGCCTAGATTAGACGCTAGGCGATCAAAACAGATGTCGATAAGGTTTTGTACCTGTGTGTCGGTATCAAGGAAGTAAGCCTCTTTTAAGAGCTGTTTATAACTTGAGTTAGATACGAAGATGGACTCACCCAATCCTGTTGGGTCATCAATGTCGTTAAGAGACACAAAGTTGGTAGCTTTGTAGCAGAAATCTAAGAGGACTCTCATGCGAGAGATCTCTGACACTACTGGGTCTATAAACAAGTCTCTTATCGCAGACCCAGCATGGACACTCGCTGTGGAGTCTGCATCATAAATAGCTGAGATCATACTCTCTGTAATCTGTGCATCAGTCACATTGGGTAGGATTGTATTGACAATCTGTAAGTCAATCGGTGCGGATCCAACTTCAACACTAAAAGTGGACTCAACCGATTGGTTATCCACGACCTTGACTGCTGTAATGACATAGTAAAGAGGTGTGTTTGCATTGAGAGAAGAAAAATCGCCTATATCTATTGTATTCGCTTGGTCTGGTATACTACGATTATGTTTGAAAGACACCTTTGTTTCTAACTCGATTGCAGACACATTTGTTGACACTCTTAATCGACTGATGCTCTCAGCAATTTCTTGTGTACCTATATCACTTGATGTGGTGTTCTGTAAGGCTTTTATCGTAAGGACATTTGGGTCTTCTTCGATTGTTTTAAGATCACTAGAGAAATCTACTACAGAGGTAACCTTCTCAGACTTAAACCCATAAGAAATCGGGTCAATAGGTATCTTGTTGATCTGTCGATAACCATCACCCCCTCCACTTACAGTAGAAGCGTACACATTATAAGAGATAATCTCAGAGTCTGAATGTAACCAACTAAGAACTACATTATCATCCGCTCTCTCGGATTTTATATTGAGAGGGGGCTGAGGTTTAGCAGTATTTGAGTCAAGACTAGAGATGACGATGAGTGTTAAAGAGGTAGTGTTTGACCCATCTGTTGCTGTGATAAAGAAGCTGTTAGCCCCTTGATTTAAGTCTATCCCCTCTTGTGTCGTGTCTGGATTCGGGAATACCCAAGTCCCATTACTAATTGTGATGTCTGCTTCTTGTCCTACGGAGGTGAATACTTCATCTAAGAATGACACTGTGATTTGATCGTACCCCTCAACAAGACCATGAATGAATACTTCTTCTTTATCTGTAGAATAACTTGTTGAAACAGTGGAACTAACTCCATCTGGCTTTACAATTTTTAAGCTATAGCTCATGTCAAACTCCCATCTAATGAAATGCTACCAGGTACTTCAAAGACTATATTTACGCTCACTTGACGATTTGCTCCACTACGAACAACCACATTACACAATAATGCAGTCGCATTGTTATTGAGTGTAGAAACTTCCACAGACTGAACGCTCATTAATCTTTCTTCTTGGCTAAGGTATTGTACCCTCTTGAGATCTTGTTGGATTTTCTGCAACTTATCTAGTGCCTGTTGTACACTCATCCTTAAAGCGACCCCAACCGAAGCATTATTCTTTTTACCTATGAGTCGGTTAGCGTTTGATCCATACCAAGCGTGGTAAGGGTTCGACCCGATCTCAGTCAAAAGAGTCTTGGCTATGTTCTGATAGAGTAGATCAGTGTCTTGTATCTTTTGAATGTCTCCATCAGTACCGAATCTAAAGTCGTTTTCAACCCCTGTGCCACCACATCTTCTACAGTATCGCTTTTCGGTAGTGTAAGATATTTCTAGTAAACCTTCAGGTTCTAATCTGCTCTTGAACTGTATATCATGTCCGTTGAGTCGTGAAACTAACCCCCAAGCAGGAGTAGACTTTTTCGTTTTAATAACTTGCTTTTGCTTCTTGAAACCAAGTGCTTTTAATAGGCTTCCTGTGAGGGTAAACCCAATACCTAATTTTCGATCAGAAAACCTCAACGCTTTTGATGTAGTCTCTTCAACAATGATCNCTCCGATTTGGCTTTGTATTTCGGAGATCAAGGTCTTTGATTTGTATATCTTCGAGGGTAAGGTGATTGTGTTTGAGTACCCCTCTGTAGTGGTTATTGTAAGCACATTGGAGGTACTTCTCACCCTAAAAGGAGACACATTAGGAGTGGTGATAGTCGCTTCTCGGTAATTACCTTGAGGTTCAAGGACGACACCATCTCGTCTAATCACTACAAGACCCTCACCATTGATTGGTGATGCGGGTATAATGTAGATACTGTTTTGTAGTCCTACCCTCTCATATCGAAGATAATGAGGACAGGCATAAGAAATCTGTAGGTCTTCGCTCATGTTATCACCAGTAGTCTAGTGGGGTTTGATACTAAACTACCGATGATAAATAAACTACAGATTAACCGAGATTAACAAATGCCTCATATAGCTCTGTACCCTCTTCGATACCGAACTCTTTGAATACCTTTTTTACTTGTTGGTTAAGTTTAGCTTTTTCAGTAATCCTCAAATCAACTCGCCTTTGAGTGGCCTGTGTTACTTCAGCTTGCCAAGACCTTAACATAAGATCATAACCCTCGCTCTTAACTTCATTAACAGCGTTGGTGGGGATCGGTCTCATTAGACCTAGAACACGATTATCACAATCTGGATTACCTAGACCCTCTGGTAAGTTATCCCCCTCAGTAAGACCAATGTCGAGATAGAAGCGATACCGAACAAGATCACTAGCGACAACGCTATAGAAACCTTTCATTGTCCCAATCCCACTTGTCCGAGCTTCTTTCCATGCTTGATTTCCAGATTTCTTTCTTTCTTTACAGGTCACCACTATCTTTTCTAACCAATCTGATACTGAATAAGTCAACCCTTTTGGCCTATATGGTTCAACGAGTTCATCAAGCTTACCCACAAGAGCGTCTATCTCTCCATCAGTCGCCACTCTAACAAATTCAGCAAGTTGAGCATAAAAGTCTTGGGTGAGGTCAAAGAATCTTACCTTCTCAATATTTAGTGTAAAAGGAGATCCATTTTTTCTCCCTGTGATAGACTTTCCGTTTAAAACGATAGCTAACTCAATGAACCAACCAAGAGGCCCCCTAGACTGACCGAACATTTTTTTAATAGCACCACTATTCATACACTGATCAACAAACTCTTTGATTGCTATCACTTTTTGCTTGTCCTCAAAGACAGATGAATTGAGAACATTCTTCAACCCTAGAGGTAGAAGAGGCTCTTGGTGTTCTTCGATGGCTTCTTGGATTGCTTTCAAAGCTTTAGGGTTCGACTCCCTCAGAGCTTTAGCCCATTCTGCGTCATCAAGATACAGATTAGCGTCAAGCATCCAATGGAAACCATCTTCGGTGAACAGCTTTAAGAGCTTCTTTAACTCTTTCACTTCTAGTTCTTTTTTAGCTAGGTCACCGATGGCTTCTCCAAGCTCACCTTCTGGTAAGTTAATAGCTTGAACAGCTATTTCTGCCATTTGTTCAGCTTTCTCATTGATCATCTTAACAGCTTCTTCGGATTCTATCTCTATTTCTATGTTATCAACCAACCAACCGTCAGCTATCAAGTTACCCTCAAGATCCTCAAAAGCATCTTCATCGAGTTCACCCGAAGCATAACTTTGGAGAAGATCCACAAGTTCCTTAGTGATGGGGTTTCCTGTCAACTCAAGTACCTCTACCGCTTTTTCCATTGCTTCTGTACCCTCAAACTTACCATCCATGAAGTCGAGTTTTAAGGTTCTTATAAAGGCATCGTCCTTGAGAATATGACCTGACCTTACAAGTATCTCAAGTACGAGTGCCCTCTGATAAGGTTTATCTTCGTAAGTCCCATCAGTCAATAGACCTGTTAGAGTCTCTAATTCTTCCTCCGTTAGTTTATGCTTTTTTATGTACTTCTCAGTATCACCCACTCCATCCATATTCTCAATGAACCCTTGAGCTGAAAACTGATCGAGTTTGCTGTATTCTTCACCAGACGAAGATTGCCCCTCGATAGATTCTTGTCTGATTTTTTCCCCATCTACCTTAGCCAGTCCTAGTCGTCTTCTTTCATCAAGGCTTAGGTAGCGTCCTTTAGAAGTCATAGCACTGAATACACCCTTACGGATAGCTTTCATAACTCTCTCAGCGAGAGATCCTCCCCCCTCGACATTTCCCTCGATCCTTTTCCAAGGGGATACCTCTGTATCTCTTATTGCACTATCTCTTGTACCAGTCACAGCCCACAGCGTAGCTCTCTGCCAAAGATCTTCAAGAATGTCGCTGTTTAGTCTCTCAAATTCTTTATTATTATAAGCAAATTTAGTATAGGCTTTGTTGATACCGCTGATAAGGAGTGGTTTAAGTTCCTCATATAGATTGTTCAAAAAGTTTGCGTACATTGCAACACTCGCTTGTCGCCTTCTTTTCATTCGACCACCAAGTTGGTTGAGGATCTTTGCACCATAGATGTCTCCAGTATCAGACCCAACAGGGGGGATAGTCATACCTTGCAGTTCTGTCTCACTAGTCATTTCAGAGAGAGCGGCACTTGCCCAATAGAAGAAGATCTTCTTAAGATCATCATCTCTTTTAGACAGCAACCTCAGATCGGCTTGCTTTTTCATGCCCGCTGATTTGAGGAACATTTCAAGCTCTCTTACAAGTTCTTGAGCAACTTTGGTCTTGGTATGAAGGCCAGATTTCTTGATCTGATTTAGCATCTCGTTTGCTTGTTTTATGTTCATATCTCTCACACTTTCAGATGTGGGCTAAGGTTTACAAGATATACCATATATAAACGATCTACAAATTCATATTTGGGGGCAAAATCGTTGCTAGGTCGGTTGGTGTGTGGTAAGGTATCTGCTGACTTGGATAGATGTCCAATAAGTCAAACTTTAACCCGACCTGTCGGAGACACAAATGAATAGAATAACTAAGGGTTTAGCTTACCCTATAAGGAGTGGTGCAGATGCCCACTTCGATATGATCTACGATACATCAGCAGATGATCACTTCGATATGATCTACGATACATCAGCAGATGATCACTTCGATATGATCTACGACACTTCAGCAGATGATCACTTTGACATGATCTTATCAGACTCACAGCCAAAAAAACCTGTTAGGGTGCGAAATGAGACTGAAAATTGGCTTTATAATGCTAAGTGTGAGAACTACGAACGAGTGTTGGGGATGGTTCAGAGAAGAACCCCTTACAACAAGCGTTTCACTCTACCCGAAGATCAGATCGTAAGCTACTTCCATAGCTTCCTATCTGAACACTTTATCAAGAAAAATCAGCTCAAAACTGAGATTGATAAAGGCAAGAGAATCAAGCCCTCTGTGGTCTATGAGTGGTTCTTGCAGTATGTAGTGCGTGAAAAGTACAAAGAGGGTGCAGATGCTCTACAACGGAGTCGTGGTGCGAGGACTCAATCAGAGGTTACGAAAGTCAAAGCATACGCTTCTAAAGAGTCGAACACAGATTATGTTCCTGTCCATCATATACAGAATCTTGAGTCGCAAGGTTGGCAGATCGCTCAAGTGGTTTCCAAGACTGACGCAGATACTGGTGTGTCAGTCGGAGAGCCAGACTACTTTGTGCATGAGGACGAAAATCATTCTCTTGAAGAAAAGTCCACTAATGCGTACATGAGATCTCTTTTACTTGATCGTTTCGGTGAAGCGAAGGTAGATATGTACTACTCGCTTTGGCTTGAGCTTAGATATNCAGAGTATGAGAGTAAGAAGAAGTGGGCTTCGGCTCGTTCGGTGTCTTACAAAGTCTTGACCTCTCAAATCACTCAAATTAGAGAAGTATTTATCGAGAACCAAGCAGACTTTGGTCATTGACTGTAGCTTCGATCAATGACGCTTTGGATGACCTCTCTGCTGGAACTGTCCTTTGGATTAAAAGGTCTACCTCATTAATCATTTCAAATCGCTTGGACTGCGGGGAGCATAGGGTCACTTGGCTCTATTTGGTCTTCATTTTCATAGATTACTGACTTGATCTTATCATAAGCCCATGTGGTGAGTTTAATAGCACCATTTCCAACCATCTTAAGGATCTTCCATATGACCTGTACAGGGAACTCTATTAGTACCCTAGCAGGTAGTCTTGTGATCTGATAACTCATCCAAGACAAACCTATTATGGCGTAATATACAATAAGTGCAATCCCTATGACTTTCAGCACTGCGATGATTCCGAATGTCGCTGTGCTTTTAACTATTGACGCTTTAATCGCCCCTATAGCTAGGCCACCTGCCTTCATAATCCCTAGCCATGCATTCTTCAGAATGAAGTATATTGCAGTCCACACTTTACCTGTGGGTAAAGTTGGAGCATACCCTGAAGGGATTATAGACCAAAGCCATGAAATCCCTTCACCTGTATAGTGAGATACTTGGCTAACCACACCACCACCTATATTTAGTACATTTTCCACTACAACAGATTGTGCGTGGAAAGGGGGGAGTGGGGGGACAGGAGCAACGGCAAATGGATTCCAAAAAGCATTTTTGTTCATGGAAGCATTTTTGAGTTTCACATTTTTATTGTCTCTCACATACCAGAGCAGGACGAGAGCCATAGTCTCTTTTTCAACTCCTACCTCTTTAGCCATCCCCTCAATGTCTTGCTTCTGATAAGCATTAGCGAACCTACCTAACATATCACCTGCTTCACCTGGCGAGTTAGTTTTAGCCCCAGCTTCTGCAATCATTTTTTGTATTGGGTCATTGGGATCATATTTAGATTGCCCAATCGCTTTGATGAAGGAATCCATTGAGTTTAGTCCAAACTGCTTCTGCAAGAACTTTAATCCAGACTTACCTTCGCTAGAAATCTTCTTTCGTTCTTTTGACGCTTCATTTTGCATGAAGGCTGAAGCTACATCTTCTTTGACATTATCAAAGAACATCGCTCTCTTTTGCATACGAGCTGTATGGATACGGGCGACTCTATTTACACTTGCATATCTGTTCATCGTTATCTCAACTTTCGATCTACCATCAAAACAACATCACCAGAGCTGGTCGGAGCATTTGATTTTGTTAAGGATTTCCAAACCCTTAGTGCTGAAGGGGTTGTAGACCTCGTATTGCAGTAGTTAGGGATAAAGAACATTGGTGTCCTAGACTCTTCCCTAGCTAAGTTGGCGAGTTCTTTATACATTTGAAGACCTAACTTTTTTGAGCGATACTCCTCATCGACACTGCTCTCTAAGACTTCAAATACAGGGATCTCATCGTGCCATTCAGCATCTATCGCCCATAGTTCATAAAGGGCTAAAATATCTTCAGAACAGGCATATTCATATAGTTCTTCTAAAGTATGGGTTCCAAACTTACCCTCTATAAAACCTACAACATCCCTATATAATTTCACTTTATTATTTACAATCTCTATCGAATGAGTTGAATTTGTATTAGTNAAGTCATCCGTTTCTACGAACTTAATATCAAGACGAGCGATATGTCTACTCGCAACTCTTTGAGCCATTTTACTTGAGGATGGTTTCCTTAACACTGCAATGCAAGTTGAGTAGCTTTTTCCCGAACTCGGAAACTTACGACTTAGAGATTCCCAAACTCTTATAGAGTCCTCTGAGTTGTTCCCCTCCATATCTAAGTTGCAACCGTTAGGGATTAGGATAAATGGTTTGCCCTTACTATTTTCAGCCCAACACCGAAGCATGAACTCTATATACATATCAACACCGAAGCCTTGTCCTCTAAAAGACTTAACTATATCGGATTGGTAAATTTCAGATATTCTAGGTTTACCGTTTTCATCTAGGACTTGAGGGTATCTTTCAATAAGGTCGTATATTTCTTCATAGCATTCAGAGCCATCGACCTCTGAGTATTCCATGTTCACACTATACCCATTAACTTCACCTAAGACTACACTATCCTTACATAGAAGAACTTGTATATTAGATGGAGGATAGCTTTTACTACCTTTCTCTATAGTGATACTCATCTCTTACCACCGTCATAGGCTTTAGCATGACCCATGCGGATCATTTCATCGTTAAGTGATTCACCTAGATCATCTGCATCTTCGGTGTAATCCCACATAACGCCAAGCCACCTACCGAACTTACCCTTTTTAAGGGTTTGTACGATAATGGTTTTACCTTCGATTCGGGACTTTAGGTAGTCCTTAGCTTCATAACCTCGCTTCTTTTCTTCGAGGTCTTTAGTGCGTATTTCGGGCGTGTCAATCCCAATCATTCTTACCTTGACCCTAGCAAAGTGTTTCATGCCTTGATCAATCATAAGGGTAACGGTGTCTCCATCATAGACGGAGAGGACTTCAGCTTTGTAGTGGTATAGGTATCTCATATTTATTCCTCACATTTAGTTTCATGTAATGTGAGATATAAATAAGTTATTAAGACTTGTGCTTTAAACCTGCTTTGTTGAGTTTCATTTCGATAGTCTTCAAGTCCTTTAGCCTTTGGATAAAATATCTTTTATCCCCTCCTCGCTCGTTGATCTAGTGTCTTCCCTAAATACTTCATATCATCAAAATTCCAGCCATTTTGGCCCAGTCTAGCATCTGGATAAACCTCTTGATAGACTTGAAATGCACCCTCAGCCCCGCCCCCCTTAATCTCTTTGATTAGAAATATTTCTCCATCATCACCATGCTCATCACGATCATCAACGATTATACCTCCTCTGCGATAGTCATAATACACCTCTTGATCTCCAAGAGGATTCTCAAAAGGTTTTGGGGCGTGTGTCTTTGCAATCCCTGCCCATTGCTTCTTAGTGAGAATTGTTTTTGATGTTTCATTTTCTATTTTCTCATTTGGTCTTGCTTGTCTTTCAAGACGATTTGATCCTCGACCCGATTGTCGTTCAAGACGAGCAATCCTAGACTCAAGGTTACGGATGATTTCTGATGCGGATCTTCTCATTTTATTTCTCCATTTCATTTTCAAAAGAGTGAATGATAAATAAACTATTACTTTTCTTTACCCCCCTCTTCGGAGGGAGTGGGTGTGAGTTCGACACCCACTGTGGATTTAATTTTTGACTTGATGATTTTGATGACATAAGCATTTAATGCCCCTGCCGAAGCTCCAAGCCATAGGTCAAGAATATCATTACTTAAAGAGTACCCTACAATCGCTCCTGTAATAACAGCAAAGAGGCGAATAACAGCCTCAGATTTTTCTGCACAGGTTTTGAAGATGAAAGGTTTTACAATTTCAGTGACTGCATAACTAACAATAGCCGCCACGACTATAAGATACACATGACCAATATGATCATATTTTTCTATTTTAGGAGCAGGCGGTCCCATCAGAGTCTCGGTCGTTTCAGTTTTTTTAGTCTCGTTACTCATAAGCCTCCTATGGTTTTCAAAGCATCCTTACAAGTGATTCTTTAATAATCTATATACAGTATCTGTCGCTTCGTCTAAACTATCAACTTTAATGTCTCTGCCATGAGGGTTAGACACAGTTAAGACCCGATAAGATAGATTCCCTTTTTTGTCCATTTCAAGACCAGTAATCTCAGACAAGAAACCATCTGGTGTAGTAGTCCTAATCACTTTCTTCCTGTCTTGCCCCATAATGGACATGACTTTGTATTCACCTTTTGGGAAAGCCCATTGTAATCTTTTAACTGCTCTTCTTATTTCCTGATTGCTAACAGGAGTACTAAGTATTCCAAATAATCTTGCTTCCATATATTTTGAAGCAACTCGTTGTACTGATTTATTCATCTTCTTTTTCCTTATCTTGTGGGTCTGGTGTTGATTCAACACCTAGTGATTTCTTGACTTTAGCTTTAAACATTTTTATCACGAAAGCATTGATAGCTCCCGCACTTGCTCCCATATAGACATCAATCATCTTAAGTGGGTTTGATAAATGGTAGGCAATACCCGCACCCGTGAGTATCGCAAATAGTCTAATCACAGCATCCGACTTTTCGGTGCAGGTTTTCCAAATGAAAGGTTTAATGATTTGAGTTAAGGCTAAACTCAAAATAGCGACAACCACTACAAGATAAGCATGACCTATAAAGACATCTTTCATCTCCGCACCTGTTGGGTTTACATCCACAAGTTGTGCTGTCACCTTGCATCCTAATTCACCCTCGAAAAATTCACATTCTCGATCAACGCCATCGTTGTCCGAGCAGATTATCTTATCACTGCCAACAAAGTGACAGTGTTCAGGTAATGGTGTAGTGCCTGATATGTTTCCATCACTCATGGGTTGCCCCTAATCTCAAAGCTACTTGTTGGTTCGGCTTCATTTTATACTCCTTTAATAAGTACAGTAGAGGTACTAATAAACAAATTACAAAAGGAGAACCACTATGGGTGCTGGAATAATGCTATTATGCGGTAATAAGACCCTCATAATGAAAAGAACACATTATAAATATGATAAATGGTCGAGTTATTGGGACTTCCCAGGAGGACAGGGCGAACCAAATGAAACGACTTATCAGACAGCTCTTAGGGAGACTGAAGAAGAGACTGGTATAACTCCCGACCAATACAAGGTAGTCGATCATGTTGAGGACAGGATTTACACCATGTATGTCGGAGTATGTAAAACAGAGATAGAACCTGTTTTAGACCATGAGCATACTGAATGGGAATGGATCTTGATTTCTAAGATCCCAAGTATGTTTAGTGAGATGCACCCCAAAGATTGGAGAGGGTTTAAAAAGTTTTACCGACTTTAACTCACCAAACTTGAAAGTGGACTCCCAACGACCATGTGTTAGAACCATCTGCACCTAATACCCAACCAAGACCAGGAGCGATGTTGAGGTTCTTACCCGCTATATATGGATGCCATGTTCCCATCAGTCCTAGATACTGATTAGATTCTGTAAGGGCAAAGTTCCCACCTAACCGATACTCCCCTTTACGGAGATTCAAAAAGCTACCTCCAATAGACAGACCAAAATCTCCAGCTTGATATGTTGAGCCTACAAGTAAACTTGGTTCAAACAAACTTAACCCTAAACGCCCAATAGGTGCATCAACCTTTGGGACATAAATCAGTCTAGGATCTAAGTTTTTATCTCCTTTCATGAGTTTACTCTCAAGACCCTCTATCTCCACAAACTCTCCTTGTTCATCAAAGTACCCACCATAAATGTGCATACCTTGATTTTGAACNGCACCCGAACCGAGTTTGGATTGNTCCTCACCATAAGTGATCGCCACCACCTTAAATGCTAAGTTGAGATCGAGACTCCCTTTTCCTTCCCATATATTTCTACTTGAGAAAGTATATATGGGTCTACCTTTTAGAGAGAAAGGTGAGTGCCAGCTAAACTCAAATGTTTCACATCTCTCTGGGTGGTCTGCACATCGGGTTTGATCTTGTCCACTCACACCTTTCCAGCTTTTAGGTGGTGGAGGGGTTTTTCTTTGGCGATCTACTTTTTTACCTATGCGAGAGATCCCTTGATCGAGTCTTGCTTCCATTCTAACAAAGCGTTTGCTGATTGAGTCTACTTTTGCTCCCGTTTCAGAAGTATACTTCCCTATAGCGTCTTGGGTCTTTTGGTCAAGTCCACTAATGATTTCTTTTGCTCTTTGTTCAAGCGTGGCACGATCAACCATCTGAGATTTCACAGTACCTAAAGTCTCATTCATATTGGTTATCTTTGTAGCGTTCTCACTAAGAACACCTGCAATCTGATCTTGTATTGTAGCGTCCATTCGTTGCATTTTATAGACAGTCCAAGCATTACCCCCCACCGATACAAGAAAGAGGCTTGCAAGTCCATACAGGGCGTATTTAAAGTATAGTTCAGACATAGTTAATCTCCTTTGTTTAGATGGAGATACTATACCATACTACATGAAGCAAACGAATGAGACTTCTAACTCTTATTTGTTCTGCCTTGCCCATGCACAAAGATTAAAATATACTTTAGGTTTGTGTGTTTAAACACACGAAGCAAAGACAAGCCACTATTATGGTTCTCATTATCACTCAACCTTAGTGCCTTTAAGTCTTTGATTGTGTCCATTTTGTTCTCCTTTCAAGAGATGTGGAGTGTTAGTGAGCAAACACTCGTAGTGTGTAAGTCTTTCCTATAAAGTAGCACCCACCTAGTTTTATCTTTTGAGCTGTTAGGTGTAGTTTTCGAGCAATCTCATCTTGGATACGCTCAAACTTAACTTGATCGAAATGATCTGCGACAGTAAACTCAACATAACCACCGTCATGTACTTGGTATGGTGGTATGAGAGTTGATACATCTACTCTGTTGAAGTTATATTCTTCGAGTAGATCTCGGCAGTGTAGAGTAAACTCACCCAGTAGCTCGTTAAAACTACGATCTTGCATCGTATTAACTTTAAGGGTTCTTGAATTTAACATAGAGGTATCCTTTCAGAGTGGTTGCTGACAGGCTATTCTTTATCTTCTACGATTACGATCTCTCGTGTTGTCTTACCTGTGTTGTAGTCGATGTTCTCACGAACCCGAAAGACAGGCATAGGGGCGGGTGCTGGGGGTCGGCTGTGATAGGTGACTTCGTTGTTATAACGACCACCGACTTCGACCCATACTCGTTCTCCATTTTCCATTCGTTTATAAGGCATATCCATTCTCCTTTTTTAAAGTGTTTTGATAAGTTCCCACCAACCTGGACTACATTGTTCAGTACGCTGGAGGACTAAGGTTTGTGAACCTAGTGGCTCAAGAAAGTCTCGGTGTTCTTTGTCGTATCCATCGCCACCTTTGGAGCGTAAGAGAGCATCAGCAGAGCAGACAAGCATCTCGTTAAGACCAAAGTATTTAGCTCCGAATAAGCCACACTGATCCACATCTGTGTAGATCAACATACACCCTCCCTTTAACTCTGGAGCATTGAGAGGGGTAGACATTGAAGGACTTGGAAGATACACTCGTTAAAGTGTTCGACCTCGAACTCGGTGTCGTTTCGACTCGATGCTGAGGGCTGAATGATGACCACCACATCACCATCGTTGAGACTCACATTGCCACCGACACACTCGGACTTGGTAAGTCCTTGAGCGAGAGCCACAGTGGACTCGTGGCGTGGATTGATAGCGTTCTCGAAGGTGATGTTGCTTGCCATCTCTGCGAGAGAGATGATAGCCTTAGCTTGATCGACATCAAGGTCGATCTTGTGGACAAGAGCGTTCTCGGCTAGCATACGATTGCTGAAAGCCGAACTGAGGACTACACGAGTAGTTGGTGTTTTGAGGATTGATGCGATAGTCATATTAGGTTCTCCTTCCAAGAGAGTTTTGGTTGATGACATAAGGGTATACTTAAGGGGTTACGCCCCATCTTTTCATGGGCTGTCGATTTGACGGAACTCGTCAGAATCCATTCCGTACTCTCCAAGGACGGCATCACGCTCATCCCAATAAGAGAGATTTCGGACTTTGAGAAGCCACTCACAAGCGAGCTTGCGTGTCTTGAACTGCTTCCTCTGAGTCATCCTACGAGGATCTTCCTCAAGGCAGAGTGGGGTCGCTGAGTAGTGTGCGTCAAACTTTCGCACATTACCGACAGGCTCGTACCACCCTTCATCACACCCATCCTCAAAGGGAGTGTAAGCGAGGACGGTGTGCTCATCGGGCTGATGGCGGAGGGTGTTGACCTTCTTGGTTTTGATCTTCTTGGCTGTCATTTGGTTCTCCTTGAGGAGTGTGGGGTTCGTGATGATTCTGAACCTCTTACACTATTCTATAGATAAGGGGTTACGCTTTGTGTGTCTCTCATATAATAGGAGGGAGAGAGCGATACTTATAAGGAGGTGCAACCAATGTTTGCAGATATGCTTGAATCATTAAGACGACCAAATATCAAACCCAAGTTGTGGATGAAAGACACCGAACTGATCTTAGGTACGAAAGAGAACCTTGATGAGTGCATTGACGAGTGTATTAACAGCGTTGCCTATGGGCTTGACCTTGAGACAACAGGTCTTGATAATCGTGTGTTTAATGGTCGCACGAGAGATACGATTGTGGGTGTATGCCTCTCAGCACACAAAGATAAAGGCTATTATTTCCCTGTTGGTCATCAAGAAGGTGTTGAGCATAACATTCCTTGGCGTTTAATGTATCCTGCACTAGAGCGATTACTTGACCCAAGAGTAGAAGCACAACCTATCTTCCATAACGCAGGTTTTGATCAAGAGTTCTTGGAGTTTAACGAGTATAAAAAAGGACTCGGTGAAGCTCGATGGGACTCCTTCAAGTGGCATGACACTTACATCATTCAGTATCTCTTGAACCCTCGTGAAAAAGGTGGTCGAGGACTAAAGCATTTAACCAATGTTCACCTTGATCGTGAGATGATTGAGTTATCAGACCTCATGCCCGATGCTCCCGACAAAAACTACTCTAAACTTGATGTGAGCTGGGAACCCTGTGTTTGGTATGCCGCTAGTGATGCAATGTGTACGCTTGGGCTGTGGGAAGTTTTGTATAAGAAGTACAGTGAAGCTAAAGAACACACTAACTCGATGTATGTTTTAGAGCGTATGTGTTTACTTGCGACTCGGTGGATGCACAGAAATCGTGTTTACATAGATCGAGATACTGCATTGAAATATAGTCAGCAAGGTCAGAAGCTATGGTTTGACTCTTTGATTGAAGTTTACAACGGTGCGAAAGATATTTTAGGGAGAGACATCACCCCTAACTATGTGCGTGTCCTTAAGGGTGCTCTTAAAGGAGAGAATAAGTTTAATCACATGGAAGTAGAAGGCATGAGTTATAAAACTCGTGTTGATGAAGCTCGTAAAGAAGCACTCCGACTTTATCCCGATGAAAAGGGTTTTGTTACTAAGGCTGTAACGGTTCTCGGTAAGAGTGTAGGTACAGAAGAGATTGAGTTTCCATTAACCTATGACATTTTATCTCCTCAAAAGCTCGGTCTGTTATTTAGAGAGTTGAGTGTACCAGGGCTTAAGGCGAGTGAAAAGTCGGGTCAGGTCGTGACTTCTAAGGACATTCTTGAAGATGTGATTAAAAATGCGGCTGAAGACTTTCCTTTTATGGCTAAGGTTAAGACCTTTCGAGAGCTTGGGAAGGCAATGGGTCAGTATCTCATTCCATTTGTAGAAGATGTTGGACCAGATGGTACGCTTAAACCTAAGTTTGATCAGTTCGCCGCTGACACAGGTCGTTTTTCCTGTAAGACGAATAGCAAGCCTTGGAAGGTCAAAGATGGAGGGTGTCGTGTACCCTTTCAAGGCATACCTGCTACCTATGATCCAAACAAACCCGAAGCGATTTCTAAGATGCGTTCATGTGTGTCTGTACGAGATGATGATTGGTGGTTAGCGGCCATTGACTATGCAGGTGTAGAGCTTCGGTTAGTAACCAATCTTAGTCTTGAGCCTAAATGGATCAAGGCTTTCTTTGAATGTTCTGAATGTGGCACAGCTTACCCACAAGAATTCCAAGAGGATGGATTCGCTAAAGCACCACCTTCAAACTGTACTGGTTGTGGGTCGGACAAGATTGGAGACTTACATACAATCACAGCAGTTGCATTTTATGGTGAGGGAGCTAAGAAGCGTGATGATTGGAAAGCGTTGAGGGGCAATGGTAAGGGGTGCAACTTTGCTCTATCCTATGGGGGTACAGGTAAAGCTGTTCAGCGTACTATTGGTTGCACTTCGGAAGAAGCAGACGAGAAGTTTAAGAAGTTTACAGCAACTTATAGTGAGTTGACTAAATGGTGGTCTAAGCAACACAATTTTGGTCGTAAACATGGTTATGTAAAGACAGGAATGGGTCGTGTTCAGCCTTTACCCGACATCAAATCTGATGACTTTAGGTTCAAGTCCAAAGATGAGCGTAAGGCAGTGAATGGACCAGTTCAAGGTACAAGTGCTGATGTGACTAAGTTGGCGATGAGCTTCATCTATCAAGAGACTAAGAAGCGTGGCTGGCAAGACAAACTGATGATGGTCTTAACAGTACATGACGAAATCGTTTTTGAGATTCACAAATCAATCTTGAAAGAAGCGATTGACATCATTTCTGAATTAATGACTCGCAACAAAGTCATTAAGCGTTTAGGGTGGCGTGTGCCTTTACTTGTCGATGTTGAGCTGGGTAAAGATTGGACAGTGCCTTTTGATGTGAAAGATGTGATTGCAGGAGAGGCTGGAGATAAGATCATCAATGCACCTTACAAGTGCAAAGAGGTAGGTTGTGATGGGAAAACACCTCGTGATCCTAGCCCAACCGTTTGTATGCACTGTGGATCTAGCAATATTAAATGTGATTACACAGAGGAATTCATCGCCAAGATCAAAAGGCAGACAGAACAACTTTATGTAGACTATGGAGTAAACCCCGATAACATAGTTAAAAAGAAGGTCGTAGAAGAACCCGTTCAGAAAACCCCCGTTCTTCCTACTTTTTGTGTAGAGGAACTAACTGAAGAGATTGCAAAAGATCTTGCCGAGTGGATTAAGGTGCAAGAAGGAGGGTATGATGTAGTCTATGAAGGACGAAGTATTAGTACCTTGTTAGAATGAGAGCAGTTATATGAAGCCTAATAAAGATTTCTTTGTAGATTGTAATGAGGGTGGGATGATGAGTCCACCAGAGTTCGAGCGTACCTTTTGTAACCAATGTAAAAATAGAGAGTGTGTTCGTGCAGGGATGGCTTTTAGCTCTTGGGATAGGCGTATACTCAGTCAAGTAGACCGACTCCTTGAAAACCCTAACATTGTGCTTCAAGCAGATGGTAGCAGATGGGAGGGTGTTTCAGACTTTGAAGGTTTTCAAGAACCACAAGTGATAGAGGTTTGGGGAGTCCCAGAAGAACTGCCACAATCCCCTTTGATTATAGGTGGTGTCATAGATAGGGGGGAAGAAGATACGCTCCCTGCACCTCCAGTGGATACACCAGAGTTTGAAGGAGAAGAAGAGAGTTCAGTGAAGACCTCAGCACCTAAAGTCGGATTACCTAATCCACAGGTGTATCAGAACCCACTGAATACGCCACCTCAAGAAATCACGATAGGTGAAGCACCCAAGCCTACTCAACCACAATCTCGACCTAAGAGGTATCAATCAGATTCTTGGGCTGTAACCGAAACTCTGCCTGTGGGTGGAAAGTTTAAGATGGGAAAATAAAATGATAGAACTAGTCATTTGTAATCATATTCGTAATGGGTACATTGTCGTGTTACCTAAAAGCATGAATGTACAAATATTACCTAAGTATTCTAAAGGTGTTGTATCTAGCCCTTCCGAGTTAAACCCTAATGATAAGATCAAGTTTGTCGGCTGGGTCTCTGCTTCAAGCGAAGATCGTTCATTATGGCGAGATTATCTTTGAAATATGAGCGTCTTGTTAAGCCTTCTAAAATCCTACCTCCCGACCTTATAAGAGGCTATTATGAACAAGATGCTCAGANCCTTAAAGAGATTGAGGCTTGGCTCTCTAAGAATGGGTTAACCATATTATTTACGCTTGGAGAAGCCTACGGTAATGAGAGTGTTTATCTAGGTAAAGACAATCGTGTGTATATAGGTACTGATAAAATACATCGTAAAAATTGGTTAAAAAAACAGGTTTTGAGAGTTAGCACTGAGCTTCTACAAAGGGTGACTAGAGAGGGTTGGACACGCAAAGAAATGTTTGAAGAGCTTAAAAAAAGGTCTGAAATAGAGAATCCCATAGTATAATAAGTATTGTTTAGGATACCCCTATACAATTAACCAACCTTTTCCTTCTTCGGAGAAATCAATATGAGTACTATCTCAGATCGCATCGCTACCCTTAAACAAGTAATCGCAGACCTCGAATCAGACGCTTCTAAAGTTGACGATGGAAACAAAGCCGCAGGGACACGAGTCCGTAAATCACTACAAGATGTAGTCGCTCAGTCTAAAGAGATTCGTAAGGCGGTTCTTGAAGCTAGAAATAGCGATTAATTTCTATTGACTCTCATTATTAGAGAGTCGAAAGTATAAACGCCCATTTGGGTAACACACACACAGAGAAAGGATGACTTATGTCGTCAAGTCTAAAAGGTGACCTTGCACCTAAACCAAACAAGACCCCCTATGAGCTTCGTGTAGAGATTTTACATCTCGCTCAACATATCGTTGAAGACAGTGTAGAAAAGCAAATTCAGTATATGCACACACAAGGTGACATTGCAGGTAGCTTTTATGATCGACATGAAGATACGATTGGTGTTGCAGCCGCTGAGTTGATTACATCTGCGAAAGAAAACATCGAGGGGTTGAAGATGCCCCCTATGGGTGTTGACGAAGTTTTAACTATTGCAAAGAAGTTGAATGACTTTGTGTCGAACGGATAGATCTTAATACCTTATTTATTATCAGTCACCTTATAGGAACTAAACTTATAAGGTGGCTGATATGCGATATAACATACAAAAAGACAAGTTAATATGATGGATTGTATCTACTCAGAAGAGCTTATGATGTGTATTTGCTTTTATTTGGAAGTGCTTGTTTAGGCTACATATTCTGCGATCACATATAGGAGAATTAGGGAGGTTATAAAGACAGCAATGGCCCACATACTGTGTCCTCCTCTTGCTCTGTATCTTGATAGTTTGATTTATCAAGTGCGTTCTCTAAGGGTGTCATGTTAAAGCCATAATCTTGATACTTTTTATGTACTCTCATAAGATAATCTTGAGTTGGGGCTACCAGATCTTTTCGGTTCGTATAATAAACATGAGCTGAGACATAGTTTCCGTCATGACCCATAATGTCGAGTATCGACAGTGAAGAACCCTCTCTGGGTTCGGATAACTCTTGATGATCTACGGTGTATAAAACGCCCTCAACAATGTCATTAAATGACCCTTTATCTATGGAACATACTCCATCACCAGAGAAGATGAGTTTAAAACCCCTCAAGGTTGCGAACAGGTGAAACCTAGCACTAGGGTGGTAGTCAACCATTGTGTGTTCTTCAAGACAAAGACCATAAGCGAAATAAAGAGCTTTCATATTGCGTTCCTTTTAAGTGTGTACGATGACTGTGGCTAATGCACATAGGCATAATGCGACAACACCTTTCCAGTTGAACCCGAAAAAGTAGCAGTTAAGAATAAGTTCTATAGTGAAACTACACAACCCCCAAGTTACGCCGGCCTTCCAAACATCTCCGATTTCTATTAGCTTCCACCAAGCATATAGGCATAGGTAGTTTGTGAATAAACTTGTATAGAGCCACCATTTTAAAGGTCCCCAATCTATCCCATAGAGAGCCTTTGAGTTACCCTTAAACCAAAAAATGAGTTCAGCGAGGCACAAGAGAATAACTGGGATTAAATAACTCATTTAATGAACCAGATATTCATTTTCAAAGTCGTAGTCTAAGAAAGAGGGAACAATTTGATGAGGGTCTGTTAGAAGTTCGGGTTCATATTGAAACTCGATGTCCGAGATAAATCCTTTGAATCCTTCTTCTTTAAAGTAGGACATACCAAAGACAGATTGTCCACCACACTTAGAATCTTCAACCAAGCACCAAAAAACGAACCCTATACTGTTTGTTTCCTCTTGCATTTTTTGATGTGCAATGAAAGACCATAAACTAGGGCTTACATCTTGAAGGATCTCTGGTAAAGAGAATCCAAGTATAACTTTTTTTCCATGAAGTACCTCCTCACTTGTCATTATGGATAAATGAGGAGGTAATGTAGATATATCAAGACCGTTCTCTTTAGCACCAGACACGGTTGTGTTTATCATATTGTAGGCTTCATTATGAAAGTCAAAAGGGGATATATTCATGTCAACTCCATTAAGGTCTGCTAGGGCTATCCAACAAAAACTCCTCACAAGCAAGGAGGCTGTCAGATCGGTTATTTCTTATTGTACTTATAGAAAAGACGATAAGGTATGTTCCGATAAAGATTTGGCTAAAAACCTCAAGCAAGTAGATCGAGAGCTTGGTAGATTACTAGAGTATGTGCAATCTTTAGAGAGTCAAGCTCGAAGAAGACAGCGTGAAGAAAGACTCAAACAAGAAAGTGATAAAAAATAATGCCGACTTACAACTACAGATGTAAACAAGAAGAATGTAAACATGACTTTGAAGCCACACATAAAATGAATGACCCATCACCTCCTTGTCCTAAATGTAAGACAGAAGACCCCCAGAAACTTATCTCAAAGAGTAGCTTCGTATTAAAGGGAGAGGGTTGGTTTAACTCTGGTGGATATTGATCGTCTTAGGCTTTTAGTTAAACACCCTAAGTGGGTCTGCGTGACTGGCATCCTAGTTTTCCCTCACTTCAAACCTAAACAAAAAGTTAGATACACTCTTACTAGTGAAACATGGTTGCCCGACTTTGAGGACACGGTTACCCTTGCGTACCTCCACCACCTATACGCACTCAATAATGGGTCTGTAAGGAGAGATGGGGAGGTATGGGTAAGTTCACATGGGGTTGAGGGGGAAGATCTCGCAGAGGTGCTTGTAGAGTCTTTCCTTAAACTTTAATAGTTTATTTATAAATGATCTTAAGTGATCTCATTAACCTTAACAAAATGGAGAACTCCTATGAGAAGATCAGCATCAGAAATCATCCGTAACCTTGAGACTAGGGTCGCTCGTCTTGAAAGACAATCTACACCTGATCCCCTCTATCGCATCCGACACAGCCTCGCCTCGTCCCCCATGCAATCTGTGAGAAGGTTAGCGGGAACTAAATTGTTAGGTTATACTCTTGAGTCTTCGCCTACAGGAGCGTTAAGGTGGACAAATGGCTATATGAATCATGTTAATGTCGTGTATGAAGAAGACTTGAAGAATGGATATCTCATTTTAGTTGATGTGTCTGAAGGAAACCAGGGTAGACTGACCATTGGTCGTGTCGAGGTTGGACCAGACTCTGACTCTGTTAAGGCAGACTTCCTCAAGGAGTCTAAGAGGGTTCTTCGCAGGCTCTAAAATCTAGGTTCTCTACCTCGACACCATAACTTTAATAGTTTATTTATAGGTTCTCTTAAGTGATCATCTTAACCTTAATCAAATGGAGAAACCCTTATGAGAAGATCTGCATCAGAAATCCTTAGAAACCTTGAGACTAGGATTGCGAAACTTGAAAGGTTTGCTAGTGAGGCCGTAGATCTGCGTTATGTTCACGATCTTGCCGAGCAAAAACTATCAAACAGAAATGTTGTTGATGTGCAAAGAGGGAAGGACCCTACAGGTCGAGAGATGGTTTCTATCTCTCTTTCTAATGGTGTAGAAATAAACTACTCAAAGTATCATCATATTCTTATGACAACATCTACGGGTGACGCTTTAGATATTGGAAACCCGCCTCATGGGATGATGAATGAACAGATGGATTCAGACATAGCTAAATACAGTCGTTTTTAAGTCCTATTTCTTTACGACCTCGACACCATTTAGACTCTTGCTCTGTCCAATAGAGCCTAGCCTTACCACGCTTTTTCTTTAGAGCCATCTCAGCTTTCATGGCTTCTGATCTATTAGCGTATGTGCCATAAGTACACATGAGCTTCCAAGGTCGGTGCTTTGCAGTGTATTTCCCGCCTCCTTTGATGAAACCCTGATGCTGTCTCAGCCTACGGTTAACATCTGTGGTGCAACCTACATAGAAGAAACCAGGTAGTTCTTTACCTGTCTTAGCAGAGCGTCTGATCTGCTGACTCTGGATGACATATACGACCCATTCACTCATATTTGTAGTTCCTTTATCTAATCTCTTACATATATTATATAGGAGAGTATCATGGATGTAATCAGAAAAATCGCAACTCTACACATTCAAGCGAAAAGCTATGATCGTATGGTGTATTCTCCAAGACCAATGGGGTCATTTCGGAATGTTCGACAGGACAAGACTATAAGTGCCCTCCAAAAACCAAAGGGTCTTTGGTATGCTTGCGATAAGGATTGGAAAGAGTGGGTGCAAAGTCGGAACCCTAGTTGGGCTTCGGGATACCAACATAAATATTTACTTGAAGTAAATCTTAATCGTATGTGTGTAATACGAATAAAACAAGAATTATGGATGTTTACAGGGAAGTATGGCATAGAAATAGGTGGGGAAGATGCGATAGATTGGGTTGCTGTCTCAAAAGATTATGATGGTATAGAAATCTGCCCCTTTCAATCGAGTGAGAGACTGAGAGTCCATTGGTACTACCCTTGGGATGTAGGTAGTGGTTGTATTTGGGGTTCGAGTGCCTTTAAAGGTGTTACTGAGGTAGAGAACGATATTAAGGACAATGAGTCTTACCCTTCTTTGGAAGAAGAGGATGATTGGGAGGATTGGGACTAAGTGTAATAGTTCTTTTATAGGCAGTCATATAGAGACTCTCAGACAAAGGAAATAAACCATGAGAACTCGTAATAAGATGGCTAGTAGAGTTGCGTACAGATATATGCAAAAAGAAGGTTTTTTAGGTGCTATCTTGGACTTATTTAAAGAACCTGAAAGAGAACAAAAAAAGAGGCCCAAGTTTGATACCGCATCACTTTGGTTTCATGGTAACCCTATGTATGGGATAGGGTACGCAGAAATACAAAAAAGGCTAGGCATGGGTTCAAAGAACACAGCCATTATTGAACATAATGGTGATAAAATTAAAGTATCAGTGGCAATGAATTTGTATCAGCAAGGAGAGCATAAAAATTCGATGGCAGATCTGTTTGCGGTTGTCACAGCTACTGGTGTAGACAAAAATATCCCTAAGAGAGACATTCAAAAATTCTTAGTTCTTCAAGCTAGTGAAGCGGGTTTAAAAGATAGGCGTAGAGACATCACAAAAGAACCCAAAGGTAAGGAATACTAAGCGTCCACTCGACAGGTTTTTGCTATTAAAGAGGTAGACCCCGACTACTCTGTATACGAAACCGAGACACATAAGATAGTCTTAGGCTTTAAGGCTAACCCCAAACAAACGACCCTCAGACACCTTGTCGATATTAATCGACCTCATCCCTTTCAAATTGAGCGACTTCGTAGCCAGTTCACCGATGATGAGACTAGACCCTGTGGTGAGATTGAAACTCACACCACAAAGGCTGATTTGTGAGATGTTTGGCTGATCTTCTAAGACCTCCTCAATCGGGTCTTCTTCGATGGTGTCTTGAGGAGCATTTGAGAAAAGATGTCGCATATGGTCTCTAAACACTTTCGGCAGTTCACAACCGTAAAGACCCTTGAGGTGATAGTTCAGTTGATTAACTGAACCGAACCTAGACCACACAAGGTCAGAGTATTCGATAATGGATCTATGGATAAGGGCTTTTTCTTCACCTTTGCCTCCCCTTTGTGAAGCAAACTTACGGATAGACTTTAGTGCGTCAACAAAGAGTCCTTCGCTGACAGCACTGTCCTGTTCGTGTTTAACAGTCCAAATGTGCTTTGCATCTACTGGGTTCTTTTGTCCATGATCGAGATCAAGGAACTTCATGGGGTCCAGTAAAATTAGTTTCGCCATTGACGACAATTTCATTCATTTAGCCTTTCTTGATTTTAACACCATATAGGGTGTTATTTTCAATGCGATCAACTTCAAGAGAGATGTCACCATAAATGTGAACATCCCCCTCAAGATGTACCTCACCAATACAGATNACATTATCGTTAGGTGTGAGTTTAAGAGTACCAAGAAGTACATGAGNGTCTACCGATACAGGTTGTTCAACAGGTTGCTCAATCTCCTCTTCGATGATTGGGTTTTGTGCCACATAGTCATCCCAANCCTCTTGAGTAAGGATAGGGGTTAGAGTCTCGTTTTGATCCTGCTCTGTAGTTTCAACCACTGGAGTGGATGTCTTCAAACTCTTCTTAGCCTTTGGNCTACCACGCTTAGGGAAGTGTTCTTCTACGACCTCTAAGGTTTCGGGCGATAACCCATCAAGACCTGCACCAAAGATTAAGTTTAAGGCATATTTGAGATTGGACTTGCTTTGAAAGTCTCTTAGGTTTGTGCCAAGATACGCATCACGAACCCATTGATCAGCGACCATATTTACTTGACCTCGACCTAAGCTACCATCTTTAAAGGACTTAAAGATCTCAATGAGTTTGAAGTAAGGAGACTTACCCTTATTCATTAAATGGAGAGGTTCAAGAGTTGCTTTTCTACCCTCAGTTTTCGCAACACGATTGAGAATCGCACGAAGACCCTCCGAGCTATCCTTCGAGTAAGACACCCAAAGACGATCCCACTTGGCTACCATCTTTTTCTTACCTGTCTTCACCCAAGGCATACGCTCATAAGCATCTCTTCCATTAAAGATTCCTTCGTCTTCCATGCCGAGAAGGGGAAGGATAAAGATACGCTCACCCAAGAAACTACCCCAAGTCTCATACAGATCAAGTTCTTCTTGAGTCGTATCAAGGTTTGTATTCATGGGTAGTTGATAACAGTGTCTTATGTCCATCTCAGCTATGGCAGTCTTGTGTGAACATTCGATGAACTTGATGTCCTCTTTTAGGGTCTCTTGTTTTGCCCAGTTTCGTAAAGAGTGGTTGCAGTTGGACTTGAGGACAAGAACCAAGTCGGTGCCAGAGGGGATGTCCTCTCTGCGATCTCCTGATTGATCCCATGTCTTGTGATTAGATATGATGAGTTTCAACTCATCACCAAAGCGTTTGTTAAGGCGTTCAACAAACTTAGAGGCGAACTTAGATTCACCTCCTATAACAAATGTGTTCTGATTCATGCTACCCCTTTCATGGAGTCTTGGTTGATGGATAGTGTAGTTATATTATTCTGTTCTAAGATTTTCATGTATAATATCCTTTCAAGTGAGATCGCTCACAATCTCTTATAGGTTAGGGGTTACAGTTATGTATTATGTTCAGAATAAAGCTACAGGACAGCCACTCTACTACACGCACAAAGGCAAGGTAGAGAAGGTATATTCGCTACGCATCGTGGCAGAAATCGAAGCCGAGAAGGTGGATCAAGCAAACCACTTAAAGACAGCAAGGATTGATGTCGTTGAGATCTCTAAGTCTGCTCGTCTATATATGGAGAACCAATCCCGAATGTGTGATTGTAACCCCTTATCTATTGCCTAGTATGGAGGCAGAATCACTACCTCATCACTCCCCCAAACGGAGAATAAAAATGACTGCGACACCAACACCAACACACTTTATCGGAGATCCTTGTTATTTCCTCCACACCATCGAGGCAGGAGGGGCGACTAACGATGCTCTTTGGGTTAATAACTTCTGCGAGGATCTTGAAAAGGCAGAGTCCAAAGAGGACTTTGACGGACACCTCACTTACATGGGTCATCCCATCTTTGTGCATTCCACAGCTCATGGCGATGGATTTTATGTGGGGTCTGACGGACGCTCTTATCCTGTTGACGCAGGACTCATTGGGGCAATCCCTGTCGAGCTTATCGAGGACGAGGTAGTCCAAGAGAAACTCAAAGACAGTGGGGTCAAAGCAGTGTCCATGACAAAAGATCAAGTTAGTAGAGCTGACTACTATGATGGTACTTTCACCTTCTACACCTCAGAGGGTGCTCTTGAGATCGAGACTGATCCCGAAGAGGAGTACGAGTGTGAGGACTGTGGGAATGAGATCAGCGAGTACGAATACCATGATGAAGCTCTTTGTAAATGGTGTACCGCTGATCGTGAGGAGCAGGAGCGAGAGGAGGAAGATGAGGACTAAGGGGTGAAACTGTAACCCCTTATCTATAAGACTACATGAGGAATGAACCTCATCAACCAAGACTCCACTAAGGAGAACAACATGAGTTTAGCAATGGACAGATACAACGACTACATGGCTGAAGAAGGTTATGACGGCTTGAATCGTGGTCATCTCACTTGTAGTGGGTACGAGTACGAGGATGGTTATTGGTACGCCACCTTTGTTAACAAAGTGGTGGTCGCTCGTAAAGACCACCCTAAGTTCAACATCAAGAAGGGTCAAAAGCATCGCTATGTGAGCTTCAAGTACATCTGTGATGAGACAGGAGCATCGTCTTGGGAGGTGGAGCGTAAAGCTCTCGGTAAAACCGTAGCTCCTGCACCTGTTTTGGGAACACCCCAATGGGGCTTTAACTCAACAGAGTCTA